CCATTGGATAGAATCAAGAAGGTCAATGTGGGGTTAATGCAGCCTTCAGATGGATCCGACTGGGTTCCGACGATACCTAATGAACCAACCATTATTCGCAAGAAGCCACGCAAAAAGGCAAAGCCAAAATGCGTCAAGCCATGCCTTGCATCAGACGCATGGGGTCAAGACTACAAGGGCGACGTTCTCACCCGCGATTGCCGCAATGGCAGCTCGCTTCTTGTAGCCGCAGTAGCGGCGACCAGCCTTGAAGGCGCTGATGTGACTCGGCGACTCTCCAATCATCTCCGCTAGCTTCGATTGGCTTCCGACTATCTTTGTCGCCTTTTCGATAGTTAATTTCAATGACATTGCATGTCCTCATAGGTTGACTTGGTGTGGCCATGTATGGCCATAATCGCGCCGTCACATGGCCATATGTGGCCACGTAGCCCGATATGGCCATTTTCCCACTACATGAAGGCACTCATGCAAACCTTTTTTCGCACCCCTGCCAATCAAACGGCCAGTTCGGCTGGTGCCTCGGTCGCGCTGACCGGGCAGGGGTGCACCCCGCTACTTGCCGATCTTGTCCGCTCCGATCCATCCAATGATGAACGCCTCTATCAGGAGGCCCTCGGCAGCCTTCGTTGGATCACCGCTGGCTTGCGCTTCCATGCTCTCCCGGTGGAGCCGGTTGAGAGTTTCAGCTTTCCTGGTCGTGTACCCGTTGCGCATGTCGTCTCCGAGTTTGTAGAGGAGTTCGAAGGCGCTGAGAGTTTTGATGCTTGGCGCTGCTCCGACGAAGTCAATGCGATTCGCCACAGTCTGGGAATCTATCGGGGTCTTTGTGCTGCTCATGGTTCTCAACAGGGTGGTGAAGCATGAAGCTTCTCACATCCCAAGTCGCTGCTAGCTCAGCCAAAAACTCCGGGCAGGGGTGCATCCGTCAATCAGCTTTCATGTCCATAGGCATTGCGGAATGCGGCAGGGCTTCATCTGGAACCAGGACCCATTTGAAACCGCTCGGGGGTATGCCCGGGGCGGTGTTCACCGCGGCTGTCTTTGACCAGCCTGGCTTTCGCTTCTCGCGGTCGTATGCCAGCAGTCCCTCTTTGACGCCGTACTTGAGCACCGTGAATGCGCTCCACATCAGGGCCATGTACGAAATCGCTGTGCCCAATAGGGCCAGCAGAGTGCCCTTCCAAAGCAGGATTTCAAGTTGCGATTGCAATGCGGCGTTCATTGTTTTTCCTCCATGTGCGTCGCTGAAAGTGTGTAGCTCCAGCGCAGCGCCCGGAGGGGCCCCCGCTTGCGGGGAGGTGCTGGGCGCGGCGCTGGTGCGTAGCACCCCCGATGGTAATCACGGGGATAACAACGGAGTTCAGCAATGACCCGCCCGGCTCGCGCAAAAAAGAACTCTCTTGTCTTGGACGGCAATGAGATCAAGGTGCGGCTTGAGGCCGAGCGCACGGCAAGCGGCAGCGTCGTGCACGTCGATTGGCTGCGCTTCACCTGCCAACTGCGCAACGCCCCGGCGCCATCGGTCGATGACCTGTTCCCCAAGCCAAAGACCACCAGCATCTACGACTCGGCCTATGCGATGGCTCAGATCCGCCAGGTGCTCTCGATGATCCCTGATGAGGATTTCGCCCCAGCAGCCCAGGCCCTGGAGCTGGGCCGCGAAGTCTGCCAGGCGCTCGGCGAAGAGTTCAGCCTGCACCCCGAACTGCGCAAGGGTCACGACTTCTACAAGCACCGCTGGAGCATCGTCCGTAACGATCAGGAATGCGGCTGGGTGGGCTTCCTGGCCTCCAGCGACGGCCCGCGCCAAAAGGCCCAGGCCCGCACCCTGCACGTCAACCTCTACGGTTACGCCTGCACCTTTGCCGCGCACGGCTGGAACCTCCGCATGGCCCAGCTCGTGGACGCACATCAGGCCGATATCACCCGCTGTGACCTGGCGCTAGATTTCTTCGACGGCTACAGCGGCGGCATGGAGCGCATCAAGACCGATTACGAAACCGGCCTGTGCGACTCAGGCGGCAAGCGTCTCAAGTGCAACCTGGTAGGCGACTGGTGCAACGGCCAGGCGCGATCCTTCTACATCGGCAGCAAGGAAGCCGGCAAGCAAACCAACGTCTACGAGAAGGGCGACCAGCTCTTCGGCGTCGAAGCCGGCTCGGCCTGGATGCGCTTTGAGCTGCGCTATGGCAACAAGCTGCGCGTCCTCTCAAGCGAGATGCTGCGCCGTCCTGCTGACTTCTTCGCTGGGGCCTCTGAATGGCATGCCCTGGTCCTGGCCCAGGCCGATCAAAGGGCATTGCCTGAGCCAGTGCGTTGTACGCCACGCCGCGCCCTAGAGACGGTCGAGGCCGAGGTGTACCGCAACCTCAAGTGGTTCATGAACGTTGCCGCGCCGACTGTGGCCCTGGCCTTCCACACCCTGGGCGATGAGTTCCTGCAGTTCGTCACTGGCCCGCGCACACCAGGCCGCCTCAAGGCGTTCAACACGGCAGAAATCCGCCGCGCCTGCGTTGCGGCTTTCCCCAAGGTTTCCATTCTTCAACCGGTCGAGGGCTACGCCCATGCCTTCGCTTGACCGTCCACAAGGGGCACAGAGGTACTTATGCAATTCAACTCTCAAGTGATCGTCCACGCCGTCAAGGAATCCGTCGGCGAGATGGAAGGCCGCGCCTTCTCGTCCACCACCTTCCATTGCGAAGTGGACCTGAAAGAAAACGGTGCAGGCCGCTCCATTGGTCGCGTGACCCGTCCTTTCAAGCTGGGCGATCACAAGGAATTTGACAAGTGGGCGCACCTGGGCAGCTCGCTGCCCATCCAGGCCGAAGCCGTGTTCGAGATGACTGCAGCTCGTGAAGACGGCACCGCTCTCAAGCTGGTCTCCATCAAGCCGGTTTCCCGCGCTGCAGCGCCCCAGCAAGCCGCAGTGAAGGCCTGATATGCGCCTGCTCGTCCAGTCGCTTGCAACAGGCCGTTTCCTGGCCCCGTCGCTCGATGACGGCCAGCCCGAATGGGTCGCCTCCCTGCGTGAAGCCGGTGGCGGCGTGGTGGGCGACATGGACGCGGCATTTCAGTTGGTCGAAGACCACTGCGACCCCGAAGACCGTCCCCAGGTCATTGACCTGGACCGTCTTGGTACGGCGAACGACTACCCGATATGACCCACGTTTTCATCATCGGTGCAGCTGTGTTGATCGTCGCTTTTTCACCTTTGGCGGTCTCTCTCCTTAACCGCCTGCTTGTTGAGGCTATCTCCTGATATGACCACCGCCACCCTTCATAAAACCGTATATACCGTTTCTGAGGAGCCTCGTATTTTGTTGATCGAGGAGTTCCTCTCTCACGCAGAGTGTGATGCACTCGTCCGCCTTGCCGCCCCCAGCCTGAAGCGCTCGACCGTCGTTTGTGATGACGGCTCGCTTGAAGCCCACGCAGCCCGCACCAGTCGGGGCATGTACTTTCAGCGTGCTCAGTTGCCTATCGTTGATCGCATCGAAAAGCGCATTGAAGAATCCTTTGGGCACCCCGTTGTCAACGGTGAGGGCTTCCAGGTTCTGCATTACGCAGAAGGCGCTGAGTACAAGCCCCATTACGACTATTTCGACCCGGCTCTGCCCGGCACGGCCCAGCACACCAAAAGCGGCGGCAATCGCATCGCAACGGTGCTGCTTTACTTGAATCAGCCTGATGAAGGCGGCGAAACCATCTTCCCTGACCTCGGTTTGAAGGTGCAGCCATTGAAGGGCGGCGCCCTCTATTTCGCATACCCGGAACCTTCGCCTGATTCGCTGTCGCTGCACGGCGGTGCGCCTGTCGTCCGTGGGGAAAAGTTCGTTGCGACCAAGTGGATTCGTGAGCGGGCTTATGTCTGACGCATAACCCATATTTTCGGCTTAACTGGGGCTCTATCTATGGATGATGATATTGAAATCGAATGTGAGGATTGCGGTTGGACCGGCGGTATTGATGATTGCAATACGCCTTACGACCCGACTGATTTGTATTGCCCCGAATGCGGCGCACATCTGACCGGGGACTAAATGAATGTTTTTCAATGTTCAGTCGCGGTATTTCCGTGCCCTCCAGAATCTCAAACCGCTTTTGAATCGATGGACCCGGCGTCCTGGGGTGTTACGCCTGATGCCGTCCTCGCGGTCTATTCGTGGGGCTTTGGCGCGATCTTGATGTTATGGGCTATTGGTTTCACCTGCGGCGCCATTATCACCACCATCAAGAAAATGTGAGATTCCAGCGCAGAGGGGCTAACCCTCTCCGGTGCAATTTCGCACCTTTCCAATCAACCTTTTTGGAGAATATCCATGAACTTCCGTCAAAAGATGGCCCGCCTGGCCCTGATCCCTGCCGCAGTTGCTGCTACCGGTGCCCACGCCGCTGGCAATGACCCCTTCACCGCTGCGCTCACCTCGATCGATCTGAGCAACGTGGCCCCCGCCGTGGCCGCCCTCGGCATCCTGATCATCGGCATCGTGATGGCCTTCAAGGGCATCGATCTGGGCAAGCGCGCCGTCAAGAAGGCCTAAGGCCGGGTGAAGCTGATGAGTGGTCCATTCCTTCTTGTTTTTTGGGTCGGGGTGGCCCTCATCGGCGCCCTTTCTGCTGGTGCATTTATTCAAGGGTTGCGCGGTGTCTAAATCCAAAATCATCATTCTGGCATTCGTGCCTTTTTTGCTTTTTAAGCCTGCATTTTCGGCAGAGGTCCGTGATGCAAAAACAGATAATCGTCGTATGTCTAAATTGACGATGGTCAATAAAAACCAGACAACGGCAAAAACCAATTCCGGCAGTAAATCAAACCCAGTAGGCCAAACAAAACCCAGTACGGCTTCTGTCCGTAAATGATCGGTGAGAAAATGGAAAACCGCAGTCAATTCAAAATCAAACACGTTGCATTGATTATTGCGGCGGCTTTTCCATTTTCCGTAAATGCTCAGTCGCATCCCGGATATTGGTTGCCGTCTGGATGGGCAAATACTGGTTCTGGCTATGCTGACGCGGCTGCTGCCTGTTCCGGCTGGGCTGGTTCTGCTGGTGCCACTGGTTCTATCGTCCCTGGCACTACAGATTCTTGCCTGTTGGCGGCCACAACTTCTAATGCTGGTCTTGTGTGGCAGATGATTTATTACCCAGGCTCATGTGATAAGGGAGTCACCGGTTCTGCGACTATTACCCTGGCATATATGTATAAAAATCCGAGCGGGAACTATACCGATACCCAGGGCACCAACTACAGCCTTGCATCTGGTAGCTTGGCTTCACCTACTGAGTTTTGTTATCAGGGCTGTACTTATTCGGTTCAGCGTGACAGTTTGAATGTTGCGCTCGATGCCAATGGATCGGGCTATTACGATGCTTTGTCCATTGCCTCGGGATTCACTACTGGCGCCACCTGCACGACTGACCCTAACGCGGTCCCTACGATGCCGTCCGGGCCAGCTCCTACTCCCACGCCCACGCCGACACCCACGCCTACGCCTACCCCCACGCCTACGCCTACGCCGACCCCCACCCCCACACCGACGCCCACTCCTACACCGACGCCAACCCCTTCACCTGAGCCAACACCAACGCCAACGCCAACCCCCACGCCTTCGCCTGGTCCCGGGCCTGGACCCGGTCCGACCCCGACGCCAACGCCGACACCCACACCCACACCCACACCCACACCCACACCCACACCCACCCCATCACCCAGCGGAACACCCGCGCTCGGTGACCTTCCGGCTGTTGAGTCCTGGTACACGCCCACCTACAAGGATGGCTTGGCTGGCGTGTGGTCTGCGCATAAGGCCAACCTCACCGATTCGGGCGTTGGAAAGGCCATGGGCAAGCTCACGATCAACGTCGCTGACGGCGGGGCTCCTCCCTCGCTGCCGGTGCACTTCGTCATAGGCAAGTGGGATTTCGGCAGCTTCGATCTGAGCCCGCCTGCCTACGTCTGGACCTTCGTCAGGGTCTGCATTCTTATCAGTGCGGTATTCCTCTGCCGCGCGCTCATCTTTGGGGGTTAAATGTACAAACTGTATATACGGTTTACTTTGTTCCTGCTCCTGCTGCCGGCTTGGGCAATGGCCCAGACCGATGCCTCTGGCACCGGAACAGACACCACCGGTACGGGGTCCAGCTCGTCGGATTCGTCGCTTGCTAGCACGCTGATCCTGGGTCTGCTAAAGCCGCTGTTCAATGCCCTTGCGTCCATTGCAAAGTGGGAGTGGGACATCGTTAAAAAGAGCGGCTCCACCTTGATGGACATCCTCAAGGATTGGGCGTGCTGGTGCCTGGATCAACTGCTCGGGCTGGTCGAGGCGGCGCTCGGTGCCATTGACGTCAGCGCATTTGATGGCCTTGGCAACCTGACCGGCATGATCCCTGCGACCGTCATGCAAGTGCTCTCGGCCATCGGGGTCGGGCAGGCCCTGGGCATGATCCTCGCGGCCATTGGCATCCGCTTTGCGCTGCAGCTCATCCCCTTCGTGAGGCTCGGATCATGATCAACCTGCTGCTGGGTAGCTCGGGCTCTGGCAAGAGCTATGAGGCCTGCGCCTTTCACATCCTCAACGCGCTGCAGAATGGGCGCAGGGTCATCACAAACATGCCTGTCCAGGTCGATGCCTATGCGGCCATTGATCCGGCATTTCGCGATCTGCTGGAGATCCGCAGGAAGCCCCAGCCCGTCCGCGGCACCTGGACGCCAACCGCAGAGGGTGGCGCTTTCACGCTGTTTGAGGATGGGCATATCGAGATGCCTGATCCCGATGCCCGTGCGTTTGGCGGTGTCTGGGACTACTACACCACCTGGCGCGACAGGGACACCGGTGCAGGGCCTCTGTTCGTTATCGATGAGTGCCAATATTGCATCCCGGCAAAGGCCACTCAGCGGGCCGTTGAGGAGTGGGCCGCGCTGCATCGGCACTTCAATGCGGACGTGCTCTACATCACGCAGAGTTACGGCAAGATCAGCCAGGCCATCCGCGACAACGTCCAGATGGTCTATCGGTGCCGTAAGAACGTGGCCCTTGGTGCACCGTCCAGCTACACCCGCAAAGTTCAGGACGGCCTGCGCGGTGAGGTGGTCAACACCACGATTCGCAAGTACAACCCGAAGTATTTCGGCCTGTACAAAAGCCACACCCAGGGCGTAGCGGCTGAAGAGTTCAAGGGCACCGACATTCGGCCGTTCTGGAAGAACTGGACCTTCATCGGCGCCGGCATCTGCGCATGCATCTTTGTCTCGATGGTGGTCTCGGGCAATGTGAAAAATCCCATGAACCCCGAGAACGCCATCAAGCACCCACCCAAAACCGCCAAGGTGGCCGGTGCCATACCTGAGCCCCAACCGGTTGCCGATAGGCCGTCGGCGATGCCATCCAGCTCCACCCCTGCAGGTGTCGAGGCCAAAGCCGCTGCCAAGTCCGAAAAGGCTGAGGTCGAGGAAACCGATCCTGAGCCCTACGGCAACGTCGGCTTGCACATCATGGGCGTCATGAGAGACGGCAAGCGTGAGCGGTGGACCTTCATGGCCAGTCAAAACGGCTTCCCGATCCATTACCTGTCCGAGGTGGACCTCGTCAGGGCCGGATACAGCTTCAAGGGCCTCACGGACTGCACTGGATACCTCACCTGGAGAGGTAAGACCCGCCCGGTCCTATGCGACATCCCTCAACAGGGCCCAGGTGTCGGCACTGCCCCGCAGACCTCTGGTCCGAGTCGCGCGGTTTGAGGGGCAGCTTTGTTCTGCCTCGCAGGCGATGACCTCCCTAATGACGATCAAGCCAGCTAATCGGGGCATTTCAGATGAGCCCCGGTAACGATCACTTATCGAGCCTTCGCCTGCTCAAGGCGCATCAGCATCCGCATGCGCGCATAGGGGTTCTTCGGCGGGTTTGCCTGGTAGACCCGCTGCAGCCGCTCCAGCTCGTCAAAGGGCAGAGCGATGCAGGCCACTTTGACGGATCGGGCCAGCTTGCGAGCCTCGGCCTTGGCAGCGCTGAACCAGCCAGGAACGGCCTTTTTAGCGACCGCCTGCGTGTACCCCTTGGCTTTGAACGCTGCGGCCGCCAGGGCCCGAAACAGCCGGCCCAGGCGGGTGGTCGGCCGGCTGGTGTGCCAACGGAACAGGCGCGAGAAGGGCAGGACCAATTGCAGGGCCATGGCTTCGGGGTGCTTGCGGTAGTTGGCTGCGATCACGGTGTTTCTCCTGGCGTTCGAGGAATTGCCCTCTCGCTCGGCGCTCCCTTGCTCCCCTTGCCCGGTGGGGCAAGGGGCGGGGGGGATGGGGGAGCTAGTGCCACAAGAAAAAACCGGGTTGCCCCGGTCTGACGATGTATTGATGCCCCCCCACAAGTGCCCCTCGCGCCGCATGGGGTCTTGTGGGGGGGCATTCGGCAGACCGGGGCTATCCGGGTTTTTCAGCCGCAGCAGGGCCGACCGTCAGCAGGCGTGACACCAAGCGCAGCGACTGGCGCGACTGATGCAGGCCCTGCGGCAGTTCGTCACGGCGGTCAAAACTGACGGAATTACACAAGCCATTGTGTACAGATGGGAATTGTTCGTATTCGCTATGTGAACAAATTTGCCGCCTCTACTTGCACCAACGCGGTGCGGGCAGACCTCTAACCTTTGGTCTGTGAAGGGAACAAACATGCTGATTGGCTATGCACGGGTATCGACCCGGGAACAAGAAACACACCTGCAGATTGACGCACTCAAGGCGGCAGGGGTCGAGGTGATCTACCAAGAGAAAACGTCCAGCGTTGGCGCTAGGCCGGAGCTGCAAAAGTGCCTGGGTCGCTTGGGCAAGGGTGATGTTCTGGTGGTCTACAAGATCGACCGCATTGCGCGATCGCTTAAGGATCTGCTGTCTATTCTGGACCGCATCAGGGAGTCCGGCGCCCTTGTGCGTTCATTGACTGAGCCGCTAGATACGACTTCGGCCATGGGGGCGTTTGTGATCCAGATCTTGGGGGCGGTGGCCCAGTTGGAGCGGGGCATCATCCGCGAGCGTTCAATAGCAGGGCAGCAGGCTGCTATCGCGCGGGGTGTGAAGGTAGGTCGCCGTCGGGCCTTGTCTGCGGAGGACGAGGCGGAAGTCGTCAGGCTATATGAAACAGGATTTCATACACTTAAAGACTTGGGGGGGCGCTTTGGGGTTTCTATGTCCGTTATCAAGCGTGCGATTTATCGATTTAGATATCCGGGCCATTCGAGTTTGAAGTAGGTAATTTTACTAATTAGGTGAGGTTTTATGTATTCTCGTGGTATTGCTTTTGTAACTTCTAGCCTTTCAGTGGTTGGTGGTAGTTGTGTGAATCTGATGGAAAATGTTAATTTTCGAGCTGCGAATGACTTGGAAATTGATCATATAAAGTCTGTTATTGCATCCTCGATTCCTGAGTTTATTCATAAATTTCCTAATCCTTATGAAACTCAGCGTATCGAGATTCCTGATGGGCCTGCCTATAGCATTGAGTACCATTATTTGCCTCGCACTGAATGGAAGTATTGGGTTGTGGATTTCATTGCTGGCAATGGGACAATTTTTGATTTGGATGTTATTGCCCAGGTTTTGCCATTTCCTTTTAAAATTGGGTTTATGTCTCTGTATGCGGATAATTCTTCCGTTTTGGGTTCAGGCGGGCGTGTCCAATTGGTGCATGGTCTTAATGAACTGCAGAGCATGTTTCATCCGGGTGTTCGGGAAATTGTTGTTAATGTTGATCAAATCTCTTCTCTGTCTAGTCTGTATAAGAGGTTTTGCTCGATCAAAGAGGGTTTTGAATTTGTTCGCTCTGCAGTAGAGAATTTCTCCGCCCTGAGAGGAATTCCTTTTGGATCTGATTTGATCGTTGTTGGGCTATTTTCTATTATTGAGTCGCTGGTGACTCATGCCCCCCGCTCGAATGAGACTCTTGATTCGGTTACTCATCAGATAGTTAATAAGATTGCATTACTGAAAAGGATGTATGAAAGTCCTGTTTCGGCTTCTGTGTATTTTGATGCCGACGCAAAAGAGGATGTGATATGGAAAAAACTTTATAGGTATCGGAGTTCTGTTGCTCATGGTACTCCAGTGGTTTGGGATGCGGGAGATTTTTTAATATTAAAGAATCGATACTTGGTTATTGATTTTTTATTTTATAATGTTAGAGAGTTAATTAAGCTTGGCTTGAGTGATCCGGATTTTCTTAGTGATCTTAGGAAGTGTTGATGATTGTCTTTTTTTGTTTTTAAGTCTGTACCTATTTTTATTTATTTCGTGCGCGATATTTGTGCAGTTGAATGCTGAAGGTCGGAAACTTCCGTTTCCGCCAGCAACTTTCAAAGACGGACCTTCGGGTCCGTTTTTCGTTTGTGCTGCGAATTCCCTGTCAGGCATCGGGATGCATCGCTTTTGACCCAGCCTGTATCGGGCGGATCCACACGCAGTCATGATGAAGCCATGGCGGTTCAGAGTGCTTTGCCGGTTTTCAGGAGCTGGACCAGCTTGGCAAGTGTTGGGAAATCCGGAGCCTTTTGTTCAATCAAGGCCTGGTTGAAGTGCTGGGGCATGGATAGCGCCGATGCATCGCATCCAAAATGGTGTTTGAAGCGGTTTTTCAGTTGATCGGTGTTCAAGCCCTCCACCGGGGCGCCTGCGATTCCCAGCAGCAAGGCCTCCAGGCAGGGGGGGCACAGCAAGGGCAAGATGCCATGTTTTTGGGCTGTTTTACGCGTGCTGTCATTCCAGCCCACGTCGGTATCGAACAGGGCGGCTACCGCGTCAAAGCCCTTGTTCTGACACTGCCGACGCGCTACGTCGATGACGTTTTCGCCCCTTTTCCATGGGCGTTCTTGATGGTGACGGCAACGCCTGAACCCCGATGCACATACAACGCCTTCAAAAGGCCCAGAAAGGCCACCTCGGCATCGCCTTCCCCGACCAGCAAGAGGGTGAGCGCTGCAGCGTGTTTGGACGCAGCCTTTTTCATCGTCGGGCTGTACCCAGTTGAATAGCGAGCCCCTGGGAGGCAGTGACCACGCGCAGCAAGAGAGCGCAGGGGCACCTGTTTGTCATAGCTGGGGCACCGCGCCGTAGGCTCCGGCCATGTACTTGGCGTAAAGGTTGTCGTCGTTTCGCACGCCACTGACACTGTCCAGGCGCCAGGCTGTACTTTGGTTGGTCTCGTCTTTCTCAACCAGCATGACCTGGGATTTATGGACCAGGTTGAGCACTTCGACGGCGTGGCATGTGAACAGCAACTGGGCGGCGTGTGGATTGGTGCGGGGGCTCGCAAAAAGCTCCATCAGGGGTTCAAGCATCAAAGGGTGCAGGTCGTTCTCGAATTCATCAATGACGGCCAAGCCACCGCCGGCCAGCGCTGGCAGCAACTTCGACAGCAAGACCAAGGCACTCTGGGTGCCGTTGGATTCAAGCATGAATGGCAATTCGAAATCCATCGCCGGACTGGACGCGTGGACACCAAAAGGCAGCCACACCTTGCCCTTGCTGCCATCAGGCTGCAGGGTCTCGATTTCCCGAAGCTGGATGTCTTTCAAGCCCAGGTCCCAGCTCTTGAGCAAGGAGACGGCTTGCTTCATCTGTGTGCCCTGCTGCGAGAAATGCGTGGCGGCCTGAACGAGCTGGCCCGGGTCATTGACCTGACGACCGAACTGATGGAGGTTGCTGAACACCATGCCCGCGCCGAGCCGTTGCGCCAACTCGACACCATACTGGGCCGCCGTCGCGATCAATGAGGCGTTGGGCCGCACTTTCCGTGCTTCGGATGCGGCAAGACCAAAGCCTTGCTGCTTGACGTCGTAGCTTTGCGTGCCGTCATTCCAGTCTCTGACAAAGACATAGCGCATGCGCTCATGTTTCACATAAAGCGCCTCATGCAAGACCCGTTGGGGTGTTGCCCGCAGGACATGGCGCCACAGCTTGCCTTCGAAATCGACTTCCAGCTCGAATTCGGAAGGCGCGTCGGCCGCTGCCAAATGGGGTTGGAACGGCATCAGTCCTTGGTGCGGGTCTGCAAATGAGTGGGAGATGAACCACTTCAGGAACAAAATGGGTTTGAGCAAAGCGGTTTTGCCGCTGGCATTGGCACCCACAACAGCCATGACCCGGCTGATGCGCTCGCCATGGGGCGCTTGGTGAGACCAGACACCCGATGGCACCTTGCCGTCGAGCACCCAGGACACTTCAGTCCGCTCACGGAACGACTGGAAATTGGAAAAAGCATAGCGGTGCAGCATGCCTTGCATTGGATCACAATCCACAAAAAAATGTGGATTACCGCATTTAATGTGGACGATGTCTTGAGCTTGGGTATCGGTGGTCAAGCGGTGATCATCGCTGCAGGCGCCCCAACAGAAGAACCCTCACCCGTTTCAACTGCTGGTCGGTCACCCCCGACAGCTCCTGTGCCCGATCGCGGTACGTCGGTACGCCCTGGCTGACCTGATCAGCCCCAAATGATGCAAACCTGCCATGCGCTGGGCCTTGCTCGTACAGCCCACTGAGGGTGCCCCGGCGGCGGGCTGGTCAGGCCTGGGCGTGACAAGCACACGCACGGGCAGGTCGGTCGACCTCGAACAACAGATCGCCGGTGTGGGCGTCAACGTACTTGACCTCGTAGTGGATGACCGTTGCCAGTAGATGGGGCTGCGTTTTCGCCCCTGGGCAGTGCGGCGTGGCAGTCTCAATCCGCAACGGCGGTTGCAGCCAAAGGCACGGGTGCCGCGACCGGGAAGAGGGTTGTGATCAGCTCGCCCCGGTCGGGCACGTTCTTGAAGCGGATCACGCGGTAGCCGGCATTGGTCAGCAGGCTTTCACGCGCGCCGTCTTCTTTTTCGCGCCCGCGATGCGAGGCATCGTCCAGTTCGATGACGGCCACCACCTCAAAGGCTTTGGTGAACACCACAAAGTCGGCCGTCTTGCGGTTGAAGGTGTTGCGTGTGGCTTGTTGTCGGGATGCCAGCAGGGCCGAGAACGACACCTGCGCCAGCACGACATGGGTGCGCTCAGACAGCACCTCGCGCAGGCGCCAATACATGGCTTGCTCGCGTTCGGTGAGGGCGGCCTTCTTCTTGGGCCTTTCCGCTTTGGCTGAGGCTTTGGCATGGCCTGCTGATTTTTGCCTTTGGGTGGCCATCAGCACCCCCAGCCCGATCACCACCATCAGGGCGATCGGCAAGCCCAAAGAACCCAACTGCATGTGCTACTCCCTATTTTATGGGTCGGATTTTGCCATTTTTGAGTGTTTGCTCGGCCAATGCGCTGCGTCATCGCCGCGCCTGATGAGGTCCGATGCCGGGTGAGGGTGGGTGGTATTGGGTCTGCCGTCGGTCATCCGGGTTTTATCGACCCGAGAACAAGAAACACACCTGCAGATTGACGCGCTGAATGCCGCAGGGGTCGAGGCCATCTATCAAAAGAAGACGTCCAGCGTTGGCGCTGGGCCTGAGCTGCAAAAGTGCCTTGGATGCCCTGGGCAAGGGTGACGTCTTGGTGGTCTACAAGATCGATCGCATTGCGCGTTCGCTAAAGGATCTGCTGGCCATCCTGGACCGCATCAGGGAATCCGGCGCACTGGTGGGCTCACTAACTGAGCCGCTGGATACGACATTGGCCATGGGGGCGTTTGTGATTCAGATCCTGGGGGCGGTGGCCCAACTGGAGCGGGCCATCATCCGGGAGCGCGCAATAGCGGGCCAGCAGCCCGCGATTGCGCGAGGTGCGAAGGTGGGCCGTCGCCGGGCCTCGTCTGCGGAACATGAGGCGGAGGTTGTCAGGCGCTACGAAACTGGATTGCATACACTCAATGGCCTGGGCACCAGGTTTGGTGTTTCTCTGTCGGTGATCAAGCGAGCGGTGTACCGGGTGCGCGATCCAGGGCACTCAAGTCTCAAATGAAATCTGCCGTCGTTGTAGACTTATTCTCCGGATTGCGCTATGAACTCTGAAATTCGCGGGCATTCTCAAACAACAATCGGCCTTTTGACTACCCAGACATCCTGCTCTAGCGAGTAAGAGGTCGGCGATTCGATATGTTGGACAACAACGCAATCTTTCAATAGATGATTAATCACGAAATCTGGGGGGTGGAAAGCTGAAAAATGTTTTTTTCCTTCTTGAATTTGATCCTTGACTACTAATTGACCAATCTCATACTTCTCCCTATCAGCCAGTAGCAGTCGGTTCTTGAATATATCGCCTTGCGTCGTGAAAATTAGAATGCCATCAGGCTTAAGTGCCTTCAGTAATTCATCCATCCACTCGTAATGCATTCTTTCAGAAAGGTGGGTAAATACTGATAGTGCGTAAATGCAATCAAAATCCTTAATCGGATTTGGCAAAGGCGGCTTAAGTTGTGACGTCATGAAGCTAATAGAATCTATGTTTTTTTGGCACCACCTTATCGATTCCTTGTTGTAGTCAGCACCGAAAATATCTATTTTTCGAAATCCTTCAATCTTAGTGAGATGCCTTATTACGCGTGCTGGACCGCAGCCCCACTCGAAAATTTTTATATTTTGTTCTTTGACGTGTTTCTTTATTAGGTCCGCAATCAATTCAGCATGGCGGCGGCCCATGTCATGATACGTTTGCCAACGTACATGATTGTATGCATCGTAGGCGAGATGAGCCGGAGGGGTTTTGAAATATGGATTCTGTAAGCTAAATCTACGGTTTGGAAAATAATTCCGAAGCCGCTCGATGATTAGTAGGGCGCTGTCTGCTAGTTGTAGGAGATGAATTTTCCTCAATATTTCAGCAATTTTTCGTTTTAACATTATGTTCTCGACGTTTGGTGAATGGTTTTCAATAGTCTAATGATTTTATTTGTCTTCTCAGTACTTCTCCTCTTGGGGAGAGCCTCGGCCATCAGGGATTATCTTCTTCTGCCGCCCGGACTCCAAGCCAGTCGAGTTCTTCGACGAAGACATCTACAACCTTGACTGGATTGTCTTGCCCGATGTAGTCGTCCAGGCACTCCGGCAGTATAGAGACCTGCCTTCGATGAATCTCTTCATGCGCCGCCTCGCTCAGTACGGGTGATCAGATTTTACGAAGATCACGGGCGTTTCCACACAGTCTCGGCCCATTTCAGACATGGGCCTTTTGCCCTGAGTCGGTTTGCAGGCTCGATGAATCCGCTGTTTTTTTGCGATGTACGCATGGCAGGATCTGGGGCCAGATTTCTCCGATTCCGCCACCACATAAAAAAACGGACCCAAAGGTCCGTTTTTCACATCTGCACGTCAAACCCCCCTCACGGAAAGCTCAACTCCAACCCCAGCGTGCTCGCCAGCTCGAAGGTGACCACGCCCAGAACCAGCAGCGACAGCATGAAGCCGGCGGCCACCTTGCCGCTGGCGCGCAGCAAGGCTCGGGTCTCTTGTTCGCGCTGTTTCTTGTCCTTCTTGCCTTGGTCGTAATGCCATTTGATGGCGTAGAACATGCCGGTGCCCAGCACGAGCAGCTTGAAGGTGGCGAAGACGATGGGGATCCAGTCCATGATTTGGGGGCTTTCCTGGTGGTTGATCGATGCCGTTGGCAGTGCAGGGGGTGAACAGCCACGATGGCCTGCAAGAGCGGTGGGGTGGCCTGTCCTTGGGCATACTAACCAAAAGCAATTTCCATACATTGAGACAAAATGCCCACCCCAAAAAGCATACAAGATGAGGCTTTGCCAAGCTGGTTGCCGCTGCTGGCGGTGCGCGGTGGGCCCCGTTTTTTGCAGATTGCGGACGCCGTGCAGGCGGCGGTGGCTGATGGATCGCTGAAGCCCGGTGACCGTCTGCCGCCGCAGCGCCAGATGGCCGCGTGGCTGGCGGTGGACCTGACGACGGTCACGCGCGCCTACGACGAGGCGCGGCGCCGCAGGCTGCTGGAGGGGCGTGGTGCCCGGGGCACCTATGTGGCGGCGCCCAAGGTCGAGCTGAGCGCCGTGCTCGACCTGAGCATGAACCCCCCGCCACAGCCGCAGGGGGTGGATTTTGACGACCTGTTGAAACAAGGCCTGTCTCAAGTGCTGATGAGGGCCGATGGCGGCATGTTGATGACCTACCACCTGGCCGGCGGCAGCGACTCCGACCGCCAGGCTGGGGCCCGGTGGCTTGAGCCCATGTTGGGGCCGCTGGAGGCCAGTCAGTTGGTGGTCTGCCCGGGGGCGCAGGCGGCCATCGCCGCCTTGATGCTGGCGTTGACGGGGCCGGGCGATGTCATCCTCACAGAGCCGATGGGCTACCCGGGCTTGCGCGCCGCGGCCACCCAATTTGGCCGGCGCATCCAGGTGGTGGAGGCGGACGAGCAGGGCATGCTGCCCGATCGGCTGGAGCAAGCCTGCCGCCAGCACCAGCACCAGCACCAGCACCAGCACCAGCACCAGCACGCGGCGGACCGATCCTGGTTGCAAGCGCTATCCGATGCCGCCGTTCCAGCTACATCACGCGTCGCCCCTCGGTGATGTTGATCAGCTGCGGCATGGCGTAGACCGCCGCGACCCGTCCGCCACCTTCGCGAACACGTCGGATCAGCCCTGAATCACTAAGCTGGCGAAGCATGTTGTTGGCCGTGACGCGATTGTTGAACCCAGCGGACTGCGCGAAGGCCGGCGCGGGAATAATCGGGCGCATAAAGAACGCATCGACGGCCGCCATGGCGTACTGGGAGTGCGTCACGTCCACGAAATCGCGACGCATGGCTTCATAGAGGTCACGGATCGCCCTGACCTTCTCGAGATTGCTTTCGGCCTGGGCGACGAGCGCATTGACGAAGAAGGTCAGCCATCCCTCCCAGTCGGCCGCGTCGGTGATCGCCAGCAGCCGGTCGTAGTACTCGGCGCGGTGGGCCTCGAGGTACTCCGACATATAGAACATCGGCCTGGAGAGCGCGCCGCGTCGATAGAGCAGCAGCGGGATCAACATGCGCCCGATCCGGCCATTGCCGTCCTTGAACGGGTGCAGGATCTCGAACTGCGCGTGGGCGATCGCGGTCTGCAGGATGGGGTCTTCGTCTTCCGCCTGCAGAAAGCGCTCCCAGTTCTCCAGGGCGCCGGGCAGGATCATCGGGCTTGGGGGTATGAAGCGCGCGCGTTCTATGGGGTCGCCATGCCGGCCGATCCAATTCTGGTCGGTACGGAAGGCTCCGGGCTCCTTGTCCCGACCTCGCACGCCTTGCATGAGACGCTGGTGCGCCGAACGGATCAGGGCGAGGGACAAGGGTCGGTCGACGAGGGCATCCTCCGCCCCCTGGACGGCTGATCGGTAGTTGGAGATCTCCTCGATGTCCCCGCGGCGCACGTCGGCGCTCTCCATGCCGGCGTCGAATTCCAGCACTTCGTCCAGGGTCGCCTGGGTCCCCTCGATGCGAGAGGACAGCACCGCCTCGTTGACGGTGATGGGGGAAAGCAGGACCGCAGGGTTCGGCAGGGTCTGCAGCATGCCGTCGTAGCGCGCCAAGGCGGCGTTGCCGCGGCCGGCGAGCGGCAACAGGTTGCGCCAGTTCAGATGGGCGAGCGGCAGTTCGTCAGGAACGCAGGGTGGCATGGGCGCTCCTTACCACCGGCCGTCTTTAATGGAAACCGAAATGGGAAATTGGTTTCCATAAGCGCGTGAATGACAAGTCCGCTTTCAGCGAACCGGCCAATGATTCGTGAAACCCGATTCGACCTTCCATTAATGCCGCTATCGAAACTCGAACTTCCATAACGGCTACAATGAAAGCCCTGTCAGGCCTCCACGCATCAAAACCCGAGGCCCGGAGACTACCTGTATTCCCGTCTGGTCGCCGTCCCACTAGCCCTACCCAAAGGACCCGGCCACGCACGATCGAAGGACCGCGTTGGCGCAAGACGCACATGCTCGACCGACCAGGCCGTTGGAAAGAGCGTCGATCCCAGGGTTCAAGCTCGACCTTGGCGACAAGGGCGGTATCATCGAGCCGTGAGCACGATCTTCTGGTCCTGGCAGAGCGATCTCGACCCGCGGGTCACCCGCAACGTGGTGCGCGAAGCGCTCGAGCAAGCAATCGAGACGCTGCACGCCGGACTCGACGAGCGCCATGAACTGACGTCCGACACCAAGGGCGTTGCGGGCTCGCCCGATATTGTCGCCACCATTCTGGCCAAGATCGAGGTCGCCGGCGTCTTCGTCGGCGACGTGACCCCAGTGGCGACCACCCGCGCGGGCAAGGCCGTGGCCAACCCGAACGTTCTGATCGAGTTGGGCTACGCCAAGAAAGCGATCGGCCTGGAGCGGATCGTGCTGGTATGGAACACCGCCTTTGACGGGGCGAAGCCCGAGGCGCTCCCCTTCGATCTTCGCAGCCGTCGGGGGCCGATCAGCTTCCATCTCCCGGAAGGGGCCGGCAAGGCCGAGCTGGCGGCGGCCCGCGAAGAGCTCAAGAAGATCTTCATCACCGCCGTGGGCGCATGCCTGGCGACGCTGCCGCCGCCTTCTTTGCCCGCGCCGCCGGCGTGGCACCCTGCCTCGCCGAAGACGCCGGCCCTTTGGTTCGATCCCGCCCGACCGCTCCTCATCAACGAGGATGGCGTGCCCGGGGAGAAATCACTCGCGCCGGGTCCGATCGTCTATGCTCGAGTCCTGCCGATGCGCTGGTCAGTTCCTTCCGGTTTCGGCATCACCCGGCAAGCGCCGCTTCTAGGCTTCACCAGCGGGCGCTCCTGGGGGATGACCAGTGGCGGCGCGATCAGCTACAGCGGCAGCATCCGGGTCGGCGGAGAACCGCGGCAACTGACCCGGGCGGCCATCCAGTTTCGCGATACCGGTGAGCTCTGGGCGGTCGCGCGGCTGAACGCGGCCGAACAGTTCTTCGCCGACGCCGTCGTCCAGACGCTGCACGACTTCTTGGCGAAAGCCTTGCCCTTCCTTGCGGAAGACGGTGGGACCGGCCCGTTCGCAGTTCGGCTGGGCGTCACCGGTCTTACCGGCATGACCTGGGCCTCGGCCAACCACTGGGGCGGAGAGCCGCAAGCGCTCGAACCCGAGGTCGAGGTGGATTTCACGCTCAAGGGCAATGACGAGGAAGAGCGACTCCACGCGCTCGAGCGGGCCTCGGGCCAGATCGCCGCGGTCTTCGGGCTTCCGGCGCCGGACCGCAGCAAGCTGCTGGAGCAGTTGCGAACACGCTGAGCGCCTCCCTTTCGAACCGCCGCCGCGCTGCCCCGTCCCGACCAATGTTTCGCCCAGCCTAGACGGGCAGGCGCTCACTGGTGGGAAGCGACCCAACCGCCGATGCTCTGCGCGGCCAGCGTCGTTTGGTGACCTGCCATTCTCTCTTCAGGATTTCGCGTGCGCGATTTTCGGCGTCCAGGGCCAGCGCGTCCCACGTCGGCTCGCGGGGCGAATGTGAGCCGTCGATCAGCGCGTCCAAGACGGCGAGGAATGCATCGTCCTCCGCCTTGAACTTATTCGGACGTGGATTGAAACGCAGCTTGATCCGCCACAGGATCACGCGCGCTTCTCGGCGCGCGACCTGCAGCGACGTTGCCAGATCCTTGGCGTCCGGCTCCGTGGCGACCGAACGCTCCGCCTGTTCCCGAAGATGGCGCCAGAGGCTGGCGCCGCCGAGAAATGCGGCGATGTCCTGCCGCAGATCGATGATCCAAGCCTGGCGAAATTCGGAGATCTTGGTGCCGCGCGTCCAAACAGCGGTCACGACAACGCCGATGAGCGCCGAGCCCGCCGCCCAAAGCGCCGTTGTCCAGATCGGGTTGTCGTCGCCGCGCGGCGGTGCCGGTGTTGTCCCAACCCTTTCGTGACGGACCGCGTCAGATCGGTCCGGACCGAGTTGCGCCATGGAGGCAGGCTTAATGGGCTGGGACGGGTGAGGCGCGGATGCACACGCTGTCACACAGGTAACGAACAGAGCCGCCAGGATCATCAATAGGCGCATGAAGTCTCACTTGATCAGAAGCGTAGCAGCCCAGGCTCAAGCCTTGCCTTGGGCCGCCCGCCAGAGCGCTAGGCCGGCGAGCGCGAACACAAAGACCGCGATCCGGACTGCGCCGGGCATGGAGAGCGGACCAAACAGCAGCCGAGAGACGCACCGGGCAAGGCCGCACTGGCCGTGAGCTCGCACATGACCCAGCCCACGGCTACGAACAGCGCCGTTCCCACAGGCCCGTTCGGCTGTTCACCGCCATCTGGCCATCTGTTCGCCATCGACTGCTCCCACTCAAGGCGCAGCTTTTCAGACTTGCCGGGAACAGCAACCATTTTTGCTCTGGCCGGCGCCCCGTCTCGGCGCGCGACAGCCAAGGGCTGGCGAGCGGTCCAATCTGGCGATGAGCTGCAAGCTTCGGCTAGAAGGCGTCGCGGGCAAACCTGCTGGGCAAGCGCCGGCCCACAATCGACCTTTCGGGACGCATCCGTTGAACGAAAATCCCGATCTCGCCCTCGAGAAGCTCAAGGCACGCATTCAGGGGCTACGCGCCAAGACGACGAACAACGGCTGCACTGAAGCCGAAGCCTTGTCGGCCGCCGCGAAGGTCGCGGAGCTTCTCGATCGCTACGACCTGTCGCTGACCGATGTCGAAATCGGTGCAGCGCCCTGCGAGCGACGCGAGTATTCCAACCAGCACAACAAGCGCATTCCTTTGGACGAGTGCATCGGCGCCGTCGCGAACTTCTGTGATTGCCGGATTTGGCGCGAGAAGACCCCGGCGGGCGACGTGCGATATGTGTTCTTTGGCCTCAGCGCCGACGTCGAGGTCGCGTACTACCTGACCGAAGTGATCGATCTAGCTGTGCGGTCCGAGCTTGGCCGCTACAAGACCACCAGAGACTATCAGCGGTTTCGGCATCAAGACCGACACCTGGCAAACGCGTCCTTCAGCCTGGGCATGGTCACGTCGATCGCGAACAAATTGACCGCCATGAAGGCCGGTCGAGATCAAGCCAAAGCGGACGTGGGACGTCACCCTGTCGTTCTCAAGTCAGCGGTTGTCGATGCAGAACTCGACAGGCTCGACCTGAAGCTGGAGACCGTGCGCCGCCCTGCCCGCATGATCGCGCCGGAAGCATACGACGCCGGCGACGCTGCGGGCGTATCGCTGGTCATCGATCCCAAACGACGAGACAATTCGTAGTGGCTTGATCGAGCGCGAGCGAGGAACTCCGGTCACCCAAGGCGCGCCAATCTGTTTCCTCATGGCCATGGCGCCGACCGTCCAGGGCCACGGCGTCGCGGCGATCAGGAACGGGCCGGCAACTTCTTGAAGCGCCAGGCTCCCACGACGGGAATCATGGCGCGCCGAACCGGCCCGCCGCCGCTACCGTCTGAGAAGATCACCCCCCCCATCCGCCACCGCACCTGCCGCGGCCAAGCACTCGGCTTAGCCGTCAGGTACTTGGTGTGGACCATAACCCGTTCATGCTCTTTCGCCTCGGCGCGGCTGATCCCCCGGTAGACCTGCGCGCCATCCTCGACGTGGTCGAACACCGCATAGTTGAGCTCGTGGCGCGATATAAGACGGCGATCCCGTACCGCCTTTTGAGCGTCTCGGACGGCGTCACGGCTTTCCCAATCGGCGAAATAGATGTTGGCCAGAGCGTTCAGATACTGGTGTTGGTTGAAGGCTGCGGCGTCATCGGCGCGCAGCACCTGCGCCCACCCGTCAGCCTGGTCGATTGCATAGACGTCGGCGTCGTAGGCCAGGAACAGAATCTCCGGCGTCAGCGGCAGGATAAGGATCGCACCGGCCGACACCAGACCCGCCCCGAGAAGCGGCTCTGGGTGTTGTTGGACATGCCAGCGATTGGTCAGCACCGCCGGATCGTCGGAGGTGACGAACGGGACCTTGGTCCGATTGCGGATTAGGCACGTCTTCAGGTCGCGAACGCTCTCCCAGACGGTGACCAGATTGCGCATCGACATCTGAACGGCGTCTCGAATGGTCAGCGGGTCGAAGGCGCCTTCCTCGATCTCCGCCGTCATCTCCACCGCCCGCTTCGACGCGGCTTCGGTGCGAAGGTACTGGACGAGGAAAAATCCGAGCAGCAGTTCGCGATGCTGATCGGTCAGTTGATAGCCTTCGGACCGTATCGCCACCAAGGCCGTGGCGTAGTCGCCTTCAATGCTCTGCAACGCCTTTTCGATGACGCCGTCTTCGCCATAGAAGTAATCGCGCGAACACTGCCCCTTCACCGGCGCCTTGGGGATGGCCTTCTGGAGGTCGAGGTTGAAGAGGTTGATCGCTAGGCCTTCGCCAGCATGGCTGAAGGCCTTCAGATAGCAACGCGGCACGAAGTGCTGGTTCTTGTTCGAAGCCATGAAAGACCGCTAGTCGCCCCACTTGTGCTCGACGCGATGCCATTTCAGCGCGTCGGCGCTGGGCGCTTCCGCCGACTGGATGGTCGGCCGCAACGCAGCGCCCTTGAGGGCGGCGTACTCGGTGCCGTCCAGCTTGTGGGAAACAAGGAGGCGGCTGTCTGCGCTGACTGCGATCAAGCCCAGGTCGAACAGCGTGTGGATGTCGGCGCGCAGGAGCAGCCCATTGCGCACCACATTGGTCTGGTCGCCGCGATAAGGCACGATATGGGCGGCTTCCAGCAGCGCCTCGATCGGGCAACTGGTGACGGCGCATTGCCCCCCGTAGGCGGCGAGCAGGCGGCGCCGGAAGGCCGGCTGGCCCTGGCGCCGCTTTACCTGCGCCCAGATCTTCTTTCGGCCGTCCTCGATCGAGTCTGGATCGAAGGTCTCTTCGGGCAGTTCCGAATCCGCGCGCGCGCTCGTCCGCCTGACTACGAAATCGGTCGGACCACCGCCCGAGTGGCTGACGTAGTCGAATGGTCCTTCGTAGCGAAAGCCGCCGCCGGGATATTGCCGGGTCTCCTCGCGGTAGAACACCAGCAGTTCGACGCCTGCGGCGCGGTGCGCGATGATCTTGCGATCCGTGCGGCCTGCCTTCTGGCCTTGGAACCGCAGCAGGTCCCCCTCGAAGGTGTTGACGTACTGTGTGCGGTCGGCAGGCTTCTCGCGCGTCACGAACAGCCAGAGGGAGTCTTCGCCCTTCGGCTGGAACACCCCGTTGTATACGGTCGAGTCGACGATGCCGAACATCGCCTTGAGGTCCTCGCGCGTGTAGACCTTGCCTTGCTCCAGCCGCCCCGACGTCCACCGGACGAGGGTGAAGCCCAGCCGATCCATCACTGCCTGGACCGGCGCGCCTCCGGAGAAGTCACCGGAGTTGAGGGCCTTGCGGCGCCCATGCTGGTATCCATAGGCGGCGGCGACCAGAGGCTTGCTGTCGTAGGCGACACCATCCTCCAGGACGAAGAAGTCGGTGGACCGGCGAAAGCCCGGGCCGGGTTTGCTGTACTCCGCGATGAACGCATCGCGTCCCAAACGCCGAAACTCGTCCATCGCGTCGATCATCGCCTGGCGATCGGTCAGACCGGCGAGCAGGTTGGCCATGCGTGTCTCCAGGCAGCGGACGAATCAAGCTTAGCTTTATCGTCATCGCCTGAACAACCTGGGCTTGCCCGCGTGTCCCCGCGGCGGGGCCGTCAAGTTCGCAGTGAAGCCAAGGCCGCCGCGTCGGCTCCGTAGGCGTCGATGTCGAGCAAGGCCTCATAGGCGTCCATCGCCCGGGATCGCCTGGCGCCGCCGCCACGCTGCAAGGCGATGGCCAACGACACGAGCTCGCGGCTGACGAAGCCGCCGCCGCCCCCTTGCCGGGCCACCAGGAGTTCGACGCTTTGCTCGACGAGGTCCAGTACGATCTCCTCGAACCCCGGCGTCAGTAGAAGCGACTGAAGCGCCTCGACGAAACGCGTCTTCAGGAACGCGCTGAGGAGGATGGGATTGGCGACGAGCCAGCCCAGCAGGTCCTTGGTGAGACCATCGGGCCGCAGCGCGCCGCGTCCTTCGATCACGGCGGCGATGGCGGTCGCCTCGTCTCCGGCGGCCGCCCCTGCGGCGTCCCGCAGGATCTTGTGCGCGTTCGCGCGCAAGGCCCCGTCGTTCTCTCGCCACGCGTTCGCGGCGCCGAACAGGACACCCACGTGCCCGGGTCCGGCCTTGGCCTCGGAGAGCGCGCAGGCCAGCATGGCCGTGACCTCTGAACCTTCGCCAAGCAGCTTCAACGCCGTCGAGAACTCGCCGGCCGCCTGGCGCTGGGCGTTGTCGGCCGAGCCGAGCCAACGAACCAGAAGGCCCTCGGTCACCGCCGTCGGCATCAGCGGGCGGCAGGTCCAGGTGAAATGCGTGGCGTCCAGCGGCTCGAAGGCCTGCGGATGGCGCGCCCAGAGCGCCTCGACGAAGGCGTGGGCCCGCCCGCGGTCGACCTGGAAGAGGCTCGCTCCCCGGCTGACCAGGATGCTGGTCCAGACC